TTGGTATTCTTACTCTTGGTTGGGGCACAAATCCAATGGGCACTATTTGTAAGATGTTCCCTGATCTGTCTACAGGTGATTATTATGAGATTGGTAAAATGTGCATGGATGATGAAATGCCACGCAACTCCGAATCTCAAATGATTTCTGCGACCGTGAAGTGGATGAAAGAAAACACACCAGAACGAAAATACCTATACACTTGGGCCGATGGAATTGTTGGTAAACCTGGCTATGTTTATCAAGCTGCAAACTTTCTGTATGGTGGATTCATATGGAGTGATGTATACGTTTCTGAAACAGGAGAGAAGGTTCACTTTCGCACCATTCAACGAAAAATGAAGAAAGAAATGAATCGTCCTGATACAAAATACGGCCCGCGGCCAAGTGACAGTAAAATGGGAGAACTAGGCTTTAGTCGAGTGTGGGGCAAACAATTCAGATATATCTATCCATTAAATAAGAAAGCAAGAAAGTATTTAAATCAATCTACATGTGATTGGAATATAAATTATCCAAAGGTTGATGATTTACAATGGAAAATTAAACGCCCAGGCGAAACATCATACGAGTTAACAGAAACAATGCCCTATGAACATAAAGGCAATAGTGTAAATCATAATTCTGATAATGTAAATAAGGTAGAACGAAAATATGGGACTGGTAATTTGGAGAGCTTTTTATAACATGATAATTCTTGATAATGAGGTTATAGATAATTTTTTTCTTAAAGAACGTGGTTATATTCCTCAAGGCGGCAAAGATAGAGCTAAAATATTAAAGGAGTTTGGTTATAAACGTAGACTACATTACCGGCCTCAAGCAAATCTTTATGATAATTACGAAGAAGATATGGTAGAGTGTGAGTGGTGTAAATTTATTGCTCCACTAACAGGTATAAATAACCCCATCCATCCGCTTTCTTGGATATCTAACCATAAAGGATATACTAACAGCTGTAAATCTATGCATAAATGGAGAAATTATTTAAGAACCACTGAAGAATTAAAAACATCTACTGGTGGAAGAATTATGGAAGATATATTAAAGGTGTGGATGAAAACGACCGGCCAAGAAATTTTTACTAAAACAGAAATTGAAGAACAATGTTATGAAAAATTTGGTAAAAAATGTTTTCTTATTGGTAAAACAAAGAACATTCACATCGATCATACTTTTCCATTAATTATGGGTTGGCCTTTAACACCAAAAAATGCTACTCCTTTGTCTAGGTCTAAAAATTCTTCAAAAAGAGCTTGTTGGCCCAATAAATTTTATACCTACGAAAAACTTATAGAATTATCAAAAATAAGTGGTTATACTTTAGAGGAATTAAGTACACCAAAATATAATTATCCTTTTTTTGAATGGTGTGATGAGAATTGGGATATTGTTAAAGAAATAGTGGATAAACGTGGAAAACTAAAAAAACATGGTGGAAAAATAAAGTTTTTAGAGGGGCTAAGAGAAACAATATATTTATCTAAAATGGAGGCTTTCTTTGATAATCTTCAAAACAGTTAGGTGGCGTAATTTTCTATCAACCGGCAATAACTTCATAGAAATTCAACTAGATAGAAACCCAACAACACTTATCATAGGAGAAAATGGAGCAGGGAAGTCTACTGTTCTTGATGCTTTATGTTTTGGATTGTTCGGCCGCCCCTTCCGTAATATCAACAAGCCCCAATTACTAAACTCCATCAACAACAGAAATTGTGTTGTGGAGATTGAGTTTGAAATTGGTTCCAAAAAATTAAAGGTAATTCGTGGAATCAAACCCACTATTTTTGAGATTTACATTAACAACAAAATGTATAATCAGGATGCGAATGCAAGAGATTACCAGAAATACCTTGAACAACAAATCTTAAAATTAAATTATCGAAGCTTTTCCCAAGTTGTTATTCTTGGTTCATCCACGTTCATTCCGTTTATGCAACTAAGAGCTAGACATCGTAGAGAAGTGGTTGAGGAGATTTTGGATATTCAGATTTTTTCCTTGATGAATATGCTCCTCAAAATGAAACTAAGGGATATTGACAATGACATAAAGAATACAGAATATCGACATGAGTTGACAAGAGAAAAGATTGTTGTTCATAAAAAATATATTGAAGATATGAAGAAGAACAAGAATGAGTTTATAAACGAAAAATCTTCACTATTAGCAAGCAATGAGGAAGAAATATCCAAGAAGAAATCAGACATTAAGTCTCATTTAGCTGACAACGAAAACCTTCTACTTCAAATTAGTGACCATGATAAAGTAGTAAAAAACCACATCAAACTAAAAGACATAAAAAGTACCTTGAGAGAGAAGAAGAAGAACAATACTGGTATGGTTGAATTTTTTGAAAATAATGCTGACTGTCCTACGTGTGAACAACATATTGATGAAAATTTCAAAGAGACTATGATTAGAAAATATCAGGAAAAGATAAACAAATTTGCGGCCGCATTGGTTGAGCTTAAAGGGATGTTATTGAAATCCAGCAAACGACAAGAAGTTATATCTGAAATTGCAAAGACTATTAGAGAGAATGAAGTATATGTTGCAAAAGAAAACAGCTCTATAATTCAGCTGGAAAAATTCAATTCTACTTTACAGACGGAAATTGACCAACTACAGTCTGGAAAGACATCAAAACCTGATTATAATAAGTTGAAAAAATTAAAATTAAAAATGGTAGAAGTGGAGAAACAAAAGAGAGAATTAAAAGAGGAGCAAACATATTCTGAAGCTGTAAGGAGTATGTTACAGGATACGGGTATCAAAACCAAGATCATAAAACAATATCTACCAATTATGAACAAACTGATAAACACCTATCTTACTGCTATGGAGTTTTATGTCAACTTCACCCTTGATGAAAATTTCACCGAAACCATCAAATCGAGGTATCGTGATGAGTTTACCTATGACTCCTTTAGTGAAGGAGAGAAGATGAGAATTGATTTGGCACTTCTGTTTACATGGCGTGCTATTGCAAAGATGAAAAACAGCACAAACACCAATCTGTTAATGTTGGATGAAATTTTCGACAGCTCTCTTGACAGCACAGGGACAGATGAGTTTTTGAAAATTCTGAATACCCTTGGCGGTGAGAACGTATTTGTCATCAGTCATAAACAAGATGTGCTTGTAGATAAGTTCAAAAGCACAATTAGATTCCATAAGACAAAAAACTTTAGTCATGTTGTTTAATAATGGGTAAACGAAGCGACTTTGAACGAAATCCAAGAGATTTTTATCCTACACCAAAAGAGGCTGTTATACCTCTTTTACCACACTTACCAGAAAAGGGTTTGTTTGCAGAACCTTGTGCTGGGGATGGTAGATTGATTAGGCACATTGAAGAACTTACAGGCCTGTCTGGTTACTGGATGACAGACATAGAACCACATGCTGATTTTATTGGTGACGGTGATGCACTTACAGATCAGATTGTGGGGTGCGATATATGCATAACAAATCCACCTTGGGACAGAAAAATACTACATCCTCTAATTGACAATCTATCGAATCAACTTCCTACTTGGTTATTATTTGATGCTGATTGGATGCATACTAAACAAAGTGTTCCCTATATAAAAATGTGCAGTAAAATTGTGAGTGTAGGTAGAATTAAATGGTTTGGTAACATGACAGGCAAAGATAATTGTGCTTGGTATCTTTTTTACAATCGTGAAGTATCAACAACTTTTTATGGAAGAGGATGATAAACATGGCAATATACACACTACTTAAAAACAATAACCCAATACTTACAATACCGCTATCAGGGTGTAGCGATGATTTGGATCGTCAAGAGTTGAAAGATAATCTGATAGAAACCATGAAACATTATACTGGTGTTGGATTATCTGCTGTTCAATGCGGCATCATGGAACGTGTATTTGTGATGTATTCAGATGTAACAAAAGGAGAAATAATAACCTGTTTCAATCCTCTTATCGTAACGGAATCAGATGAAGAAATCATGATGGACGAAGGATGTTTAACGTATCCCGGCTTGTGGTTGAGGGTGAAACGTCCCGACGGCATCGAAGTCATATATGAAGATGAGAACGGAGAAAAACAGGAAAAGGCCATGTTTGGTTTAACATGCCGAGTTTTTCAACATGAATATGACCACATGCAAGGCCTGAACTTCACGAAAAAGGTAAGTAAATTAAGATTGAATATGGCTAAGAAACGTTTGATAAAACAAAGAAAAAAGTTAATGATTTCAAAGACTTAGCGTGATTGAT